GTAACCGAAGCTGATGTTGAGACTTTTGGTGCCGATCTTATTGAAGTACAGCGTAAGGTGGCGCGTGAAGTCGCGGCGGACTTTGAGACGCGGCTAGAAGCTTTAGCTGCGGAAAACGCAAAGTTGCGTGATGAGCTTGTAAAGACAGACTCCCGCGTTGGGGAAGTGTCATTCGATCAGAGACTGCGATATTTAGTACCAGACTTTGATCAAATCAATGACGACCCTAAGTGGATAGCATGGCTTGATGAGTTCGATCCTATTTTGCGCTCTGCACGTCGTGTAATCGCGCAAGACGCTTACGCTCGTGGCGATGCTGAAGGCGTTGCGTATTACGTTAAGTTGTTCCGTGATACACAAGCAGCCCCACAGATCGACACTCGGCAATCAGAAGTTGAACGTCAAATTCAGCCGACTCGAACTGCTACATCGCAGACTCCGGTCAGCCAGAAAGGAAAGTCCTATACCACGAGGGAAGTGGAGAGGATGTTCCAGAAGGTTGCAGAGTTGACTCGTACTAGCAAGTTCGAAGAAGCTAAAAAACTTGAAGCCGAGATCGATGCTGCTTATCTTGAAGGACGCGTCACAGCGTAATACAAGTCAGTAGCCTTGATCGAAACCAACTTTGATCTTTCTTTAGGAGTAAGTCATGGCTACTGTATTTCCGGCTAACGCGCCGTTTAACACCAATCCTAGCTATTCTGGTGCTTTTATTCCGACCCTCTGGTCGGGTAAGCTGAACGCTAAGTTCTACCAGAACACCATGCTTGCCGAGATCGCTAACACGACTTGGGAAGGTGAACTGAAAAACCAAGGCGATACCGTGCGTATCCGCCTCGCTCCGTCAATCAGCATCTCTGATTACGAAGTCGGTAACAATCTGAGCTATGAAGTCCCAACCCCGATTTACACTGATCTTCAGGTAAACAAGGGTAAGTACTTCGGCGTTCAGGTCAGCGACGTGCTCGGCTATCAGTCGGACATCGACCTGATGAACATGTTTACCGAAGACGCAGCCAAGCAACTGAAAATCTCGATTGAGAACGAAGTGTTCTTTAACTCGTTCGTGACCGAGGGTCCAGCTAACGCTAACGAGGGTGGTTCGGCAGGCGCAATTTCTGCTGCTTACAACCTCGGTACCGATACAACCCCGATCGATCAGTCGAGCGCAGCTAACGTCCTGAACGCTATCCTGCGTATGTCGTCGGTTCTGGACGAGCAAAACGTCCCTGAGACTGGCCGCTGGTTGCTGATCTCCCCGTTTGACCGTCATCTGTTGATGCAGTCGAACATCGCTCAGGCGTACTTCACTGGCGACCCAGAGAGCACCATCCGTTCGGGCAAGATCGGTATGTTGGACCGCTTCACGGTCTATGTATCGAACCTGCTGCCGAAGGGCGCTGCTGGTAAAGCACTGGTTGCTGGCCTATCCGATACCGCTTCTGGCGGTACGCTGTCGAACGCAAAAGCTCGTCGTACCATGATTGCTGGTACCAAAGACGCCGTTGCTTTCGCAATGACCGTCAACAAGACTGAGCCTCTGCGTAACCAGACTGACTTTGGCGACATCGTTCGTGGCCTCGCAGTATATGGCCGCAAAGTGGTGAAGCCAGAAGCTCTGGTTCTAGCTCAAGTCGGTTCGGCATCGTAATTGACGGGGGCTTCGGCCCCCGCTTCCTCTTTTATTTAGGAGAAAATCATGGCAGGTACTCAGTTCCCAGCAATTGTTGGTGGCATCCAAACCGGCGTTACCGCTGGTGCTACCCAAACCCAAGCAGGTGCGACCGCCATCACTGGCGCGATCGCAACCGTTACCGTAGTCGCTGCAGATAACGATGGTGTTATTCTGCCCGAAGGCATGGCTGCGCAATCGCGTGTAGTTATCGCTAACCTTGACTCCGCTCAGGACATCAAGGTATACCCACCAGTTGGTGGCACCATTAACGGCGCAGCAGCAAACGCCGCACTGGTGGTTGGTCAGCAGCAAGCAGTTGAGTGCATCCAGATCGGTTCCACAGGACTGACTTGGCTTGCAATGCTTCACTCTGTGGCTACCCCGGCCTAAGCAGTAAAACGGGGGGCTTCGGCCCCCCTTTAATTTTTGGAGGACTTGATGACTGTCTACGAACTTGTTGACAAACTAGGTGGTGAAGTTTGCCGAGGCAGAGCGCGTGTACGTCTTGATGGCAAATGGATAATTATTGGTCAGCTTAACGGCGACGACATGATATTTACCGAAGAAGGCCGACAACTACTTGCCGCGCCGGACGTTATGCCTGATGATGGCCCCCGTAAGCGTGGTAGACCCGCTAAAACCCCTATAGTAGAATCGGCTGAAATAACCAGCGAGGAAGTTGCTCCTGTAGAGATTCAAGAACAAGCTGCCCCTCCAGACACTGAGCCGATCGGCTTAGTTGGCTAAGGACTAATGAAATGGCGACAGTAAAAGTTGTAGACCTGATTAGCAGAGCGTTAGTTCTACTCAAGGACCCCACAGCAGCGAGGTGGCCAGCAGTAGAACTTCAGTATTGGCTAAACGACGGCTATCGTGAGATTGTCAATCGTCGCCCAGACGCAAACGCGCAGGTAGGTAACTTTACATGCTCCGCCGGTTATAGACAGTCTATTGAAGCATTTCAAAACGCCCAGCGGCTATTAGAGGTTATTTCGAATGTAGCCACTGGGTCGTCTAAACGAACTATACGTCTTGTAGATCGTCAAACTATGGACGATCAATTGCCCGGGTGGAATACTGTAAACCCCTCTATTACTATAGAGAAGTACATGTTTGACCATCGATTACCAAAAGAATTTTTGGTATACCCGCCCGCTACTACTTCTGCGCAACTTGAGATTGTTTATTCTACTTTCCCTGCCGCGCATTCGCTAACTGAGCAACAGTTAATGAACCCAGCAACTACTACAACCATCAATCTTGATGACACGTACGCCAATACATTACTCGACTATATGATGTACCGTGCTTATAGCAAGGATGTCGAGCAAGCGGGTAACGCACAACGTGCTGCTGCGTATTACCAAGCTATGATGGATGCGCTAAACGGAATAAACACCAGCGAACAGAAAGAAAACCCGGAGGATAGATAATGTCAACCGTCTACTGGGAAACCTTTCACCCGCTAATAACACCTGATGTGCCCGGGTGCCCGCTTGAAATTATTAACAGAGAACTCGGCGTTATCGCTGAAGATTTTTTCTCCCGCACTCAGTTGTGGCGCGAAAACATAACAACGCAGAACACCGTCATTGATCAAGCACTATACGACATCACTGATTGCGCTGTAATTGAGTCTGTGTTGTGGGCGAAGGTAGACAACATAAACATCACGCATACAGACGAGCGGCTTGTTAACCCTGAAGATTTGACACGTACTGGACAGCCGACAGATTTCTGGATCGTACAGGAAACACAGATTCGTCTGTTTCCTATCCCAGACACAGTTTTACCACTGACTGTGCGTGTAGTATTAAAACCTTCGCGCACCGCGCGTGGCATACCAAAATTTGTTTACCAGCGTTGGGCTGATGCGTTTGTGAGCGGAGCTATCTACCGTATCGCACGTACGCCCAACAAAGAATGGACAAACACAGAACAAGCCGCAATGCACAAAGGTTTGTACGAACAAGCTGTGACTAACGCGCGGATTCGCGAATACAGAAATGTGCAGTTGCATGTGCGCATGCGACCGTTTTAAGGAGCGGCTATGTCTGCTGGTATATACGATATTTACATTGAGCAAGGTGCTACATACAATCAGCCATTGGTCTGGAAAGACTCTAGC